ATCGGGCGCAAAATCCAAAGTATTTCGTTTCGGCAATTGAGGCATTATATTATACAACAACATTTTTTTTTGGTGTATAATTCGTTCCAAATGCAACGGCTAAACAATTGGATTTCTAAAAGGTGGATAGAGTGGAACCATTTTTTCAAGTTAAGGGAAAATGAAGTAATACTAAGTGCTTCCACTTTGGTTCCCACCAATCTCAAAAAATGGTTCCACTCTATCCACTATATATACTTAATATAAGTTAAGAGATATTTAATACAAGCCGTGTTCCTTGACGTATTTGGAGGCCATTGGTAACGACATTTGCATTTGTTGCATTACTTGTTTGACGATTTCGTTTCTGGCCGACCTTGCACCGCCCCGCATCTTGGAGCGAATGGCTTCAGTCGCAACTTCCTTTGCAAGCGGAACAAACACATCTTTTGCAACTGGAGCAAGTGCTTTTCCAACACTGGATAGACCGCTTAAGAATGAGGATTTCTTTCCGCCTCTGGCTTTGCCTCTGATATAGTCAGTCGCCATTTCCTTTGCAAGCGGAACAAAAACGTCTTTTGCAACGGGAGCAACAGCCCTTCCAAGGTCACCCAAAAATGAGGATTTCTTACCACCTCTCATCTTGTTACGGATAAACTCAGTTGCAAGTTCCTTACCGACGGGAACAATAACGTCTTTTGCAACGGGAGCAAATGCTTTTCCAAGGTCACCTAAGAATGAGGATTTCTTACCACCTCTCACCTTTCCTCTGATATATTCAGTAGCAACCTCTTTGGCTAAGGGAACAAACACGTCTTTTGCAACGGGTGCAAACGTTTTACCGAGGTCTCCTAAGAATGACGATTTCTTTCCACCAACAGCCATTTGGTGTCTATAAGACGCCAAAGCGGGAGGATAAGTTGAAGAATGGAACTCGCCTGGGTGGTTCATTATCATTGCACCGCCTTCCTTTTGGGCTTTCGCCATTGCACGTTTCTCAGCACGTTTAATTTTATTACTTTCCAATTTGGCTTGGTAAGCCTCTTCAGGAGTGCCGTATTTCTGGGGTCTGCCTTTTCTAACCCTTGCACTCTTAGCGTAAGCCTGAAGATTTACAGACGGAACACCGACTTCTTCAATATCAAAGGGAGGGGCCTTGGTCTTTTCGGCGACTAATCTTCGGATATAACCAGCGGGTTTGGATTTACCTGTTGAAGTGTAAGCACCACCAGTCATTTTCTTGGCTCTAATTGAAGCCATATACGCTTTGGCTTCGGGAGAACCTTTAACCATACGACCTCTTCCCTTTTTACCCATCTTCATCATTGCAGGGGCAATCACATCGTGACCCAAATCGTAACCCCAAAGAAGAGGATTCGCCATTCCGATTGCCCTTTCAGCGGGAGAAGCGCCTCCCATTGTTCGGACGCCGTGGCCGTCTTCGCCAGGTCTTCCTAAACCAACCAGAAGAGCAGGGTTGATAACAGAGCCAATTGTTTTCATATATTCACGAACGGGGTCTTTTGCACCGCCGTGCTTCTTACCGAAACTACGAGAACCGATTTTAAAATATCCACCTTGCGCTCCACCATCAGCCCTTGATACGCCCTGTTCCGCCATCTGGTAGGCGCCGTGGTGGATTCCGTGGCCGTCAGCGCCAACAATCATTCCACCTTCACATTCTTCGTCGCTTTCGGAATCGTAACCAGCACCTCTCATCTTAGCAAGAAGCAATTCCTTTGCAATCGGCACTGCAATTGGAGCAAGAGCCTTTGCTGTTCCAGTGAATCCAGTCTTGAATCCGTGACCGAAATCTTTCCAAAAACTTCCACCAATAGTATCAGAACGACTTCCGTCTAAACTTCCGACGGACAGGGTTCCAGGATAGTCACTCTCTGTTGAGCCAGGTAACACCCACTTTCGCATTCTCTTTCCTCCGAACATTGTTGGCTGAGGCGTAGATTTGATAATCCCACGCTCAATTCCGTCAAGTAGGTGACTTGCAATCAGTTGATTGTATTCTTCCATTGTATATACTCTAAATATATTTTTATTTGCAAAAAATATATTTTTAACTTGGGTTGTCTAAAGCATCAAAAGTGGCTGTTTTTTGAGAAATCTGCGGATATATCGCAAAGAAATCTATTAAGCCAAATGTCTTGCAAGTTTTGACTGAGATTTCGCTCCGCCAGAAATCGCTCCACCCGACATCGCACCTCCCGAATGCTGGCCTCCCGAGTGGATTCCGCCCATCTGACGTCTCGCCATATCAGCAACTGCAGAAACTAATTTCGGATTTTCCTTTACGAACGAAGCAACTGCACCCATTCCACGATTCATTAATTTACCACCAACAAGGCGGGCATATTCAGAAGAGGCAAGGTGGGGAACAGGGTTCTGTTCCTTGGTTCGGAGGACTTGCTCCTTGGTAAGGATACCCGTAAAGATTTGAGAAGTTCCTTGCTGGGTAGCGAACACACCTGAATTGATTGTAATGATACAGATTTCGGGCTGAGCGATAGAAAAGTCATACTGATTGGTAACGTCCATATTAAACTGGAACTGGTATTGTCCGAGGGAAGAAGCAGACAAGTAAGAAGGTAAGGAGAAATCCATTACAGGAGCAAGGACTAACAAAGAACCAGTAGTAGGGACCTTGATAATAGAAGGAGGATTTGGTGCAACAAGCACGGAGGCATCAGTCTTATCAGCAAACCCTCTGAACTCGTAAAATGACTGAGACGAGCCGTTTCTGTAAGAAAGATTGTAAAGGTCTTGCTGAGTTGCAGTAGAAAGAAGACCAGAAGCGTTGTTGAAATTGACGCTGATTCCGTTAATGGTTAAGAAACTTGAAGCGTAATTCCAATTTTGCTGAGACATTGGAACACGAGCAGTAATCAAGATAAGGTCGGGGACTTGATTCAACTGGATTGACTGGGAAGTCAATCTTTGGGTTGCACCAGGTGCAATTGAAGTTCCAGAGGCAAAAGTGGTTAAATAACGGGGATAATCAAGGAAGGGAACAACGTTCTTGGTGGAAATCTTAGCATACTGCTCGGGCTGTAGGGACAAGAAATTGAAAAGAAGTCTGGTATTAGCGAAACCAACAGCCTGAGAAGCATATACACCACCATTGGGAGCAGTCGCCCAACCAAGAGCAATATTGGAGATAAACCCACCAAGACCAATACCACCAACAACGAGATTCTTAGCAGTTGAAAAGAGTCTCTTGCACGAACTATCAACGTTCAAAACCATACTCATATTATTCACACCTACAAGACCAGCGGACTGGGAAGGCTCACAATTGATAAAAGGAGACAGAGCCAAGAAGGGTTCAGTCAAAGAGGCTCTGATAGAAATTATCCACGTATTGTTACCAGCGCCAGCATTGCAAATAGGAGAATGGTCTGTATATACACCATTGACGTATCTATCAATTTGTAAAACATCAAGACCAAAAGCACCACGAGAAGAGAAATCCTCGTCGTAAGTATTAGTGGTATAATCGGCTAAAGGGTTGTTGTTAGCACCAGGAGCGCTCTTATACTCGCCGTAAGCGCAATCGGGTAGGGAAGGAGTCATTGAGTTGTAACGAGACAAGGTTCTGCTGTCGTTCATTCTCATCAACATTGGGAGAACGTCTTGCAAATTGGTAGAGATAGAAACGTTGTTAATGGTGGATTGAATCGTGGTGAAAAGAGAGTTCAAGGGGAAAGCCTGAAGACTATCACTGAAACCATATTGGAAACAACTTTGGGTGTCGGGGACAGCGTAAGCAGTTCCAGCACCACCAAGAGATAATTGGAAACTCAACTGGGAAGCCAACAGCAAGTGGCGGTCAATCACGATATTCTCACTGGGGATTTGCACGTTAAATACAATTGACGAGTTAGAAGTGGAAACGGCTTGAAATTGCTGGTAGGTAGATTGCGCTGGGCCAGACTGGACTCCAAAGACCTCGGAGGCGGTAATGTCGGCAATTCGGCTGTCTTCAATTAGAACTGTTTTGAAATCGCTCATATTATACTATACAATAACATTTTTTTTTGGCGAAAAATGTTATTTCTAAATGTTTGGACTAATTGCTAAATTAAGGACCTTTGGGATAGGCGACCGACGCCCCCGACGGATTCTTCCTCTGAAAAAGGATTTTGATTGTTGCAGTAGAACCAGAAGTAAGCCTAAATGGCTGAAGAACACCGACCCTATCTTTCCAAAAAACGTTTATATCCAAATTATAAACAGGGGTATTTCCTACTAAATTAACCAGCCGATATTGGGCTGTTGGGGTATAAACAATCTGAGGTTTGTATATTCCAGTATCACTGACGAAATCAGTAATAACCTGCGAAATGTTTGAATTGTTACCGCCGTTATTATATATTTGTCCGTTGATAAAGAGTAACGGCGCCGAAATATTATTTGGAACTATTGGTAAAGTATTTGAAGTAAAGACGATTGAAGTAATCGGCGTCCAAAGTGCAACAGTTGAGTATTCCTGAACTATCTGATACGCTTGATATTGACTTGCAGGCGGGGCTGAAGGTGGGAACTCAACTATATTTGCACCTCCAAACCCAAGCGGTTGAATCTGGACGTTCTTTCCAGCAACAGCAGTTGTATAAGATTGAATTAAACAAGGGAAACTGCTAAACAATTGGAACAATGCTGGGTTAAAGTATATTCCAATATGATTTGCGTTACTGGTATTATATCCAGCAACATCAGCATTCATTATTGCTATATTATTGGTAGTATCCCAAGACAAAACGGGTGTATGAGTCGTTGGTAAAATAAGACCTGCACCAGTAACCTGAGCGTTCAAGTTAGCAAAACACTGAAGAAACGTTTGATTGATAAGGTATATCCAATATTGATAATTCAACGTTTCGTAATACCCAGTGCTGTTGTTCTGCAGTTTGTTTGAAGTCTGATTGGGTGGTGCAGGTAATGGTGAAGCAATTATTTGCGGAGACCAAATGATAGGTTGTTGTTGGTTGAATGTTTGAAATGGCGCTACAGGGTTAGTCCAAGATAGTGTTACTGAATATATAGTCAGGTCTCTATTACCCTGATTGGGAACAATCTCGGGCTGAAATACTGGTAAAGAAGGTGTGTCTAATGTGAAGCGAACAATGCTTAAATAGTAACTCTCTGGGTCTAAAATGAAAGGCGAGTTTCTGGTTTCGTTAAAATATAAGACGGGAGGCACGCTATCAATTCCTTCTAAATTAGTAATTGTTACATCGTAATAAACAAGGTCTGGGGTATCTTGGAAAGTGAAAGACATTCTATAGAATAGTGCTATATTTTTATATTCGCTAAAACTGCAAATAAAAATCTAAATGGCTGGTATATATACTTATTAAGTGTATAAACCACTATCAAAAAGGAAATCTAAACAGCAAATACAGAAATCTAAATGAGAAATCTGATTGCGAGCCAAGAAATCTGAGTGCGTGCAGATATGTGTATGTAAATATTTATAAATATTTACTTGCAGAAATCAGTTGCTGTAGCGCTAATCATTAGATTTCTCTTCTTCAGAGTTAGATTTCTCTGGTTTAACCATTAGATTTCCGCTTGGGTCAAGAATTATTGCAGAAGACGACTGACTTGACTTGTATCCGTCTGGTTTTGTGAGCCGTTGCGATTCACCTTTGGCTTCTTTGATTTGGGTCGGTGTGAATATCCAGTTCCGCAATCCCGCAAACATTATATACTAACCGCCGAAGATATTTTCGCTAAAGAATCTAATAGATTTCCTTATATATTAATTAAGTTAATACTTATTAAGTATAGAAAGGTGGATAGAGTGGAACCATTTTTACAAATCAAGGGAGTTTAAGGTTGTATATAGGTCTTGCACTTTGGTTCCCACCAACTTGAAAAAATGGTTCCACTCTATCCACTTAATATTTTTTTGTTGGTTCTATTTAGCAATTTGTTTTTTAAAATAAAATGTTATATTAGTGTATAATGTCTTATAGTTCGTGTGTTGGTAATCCTTATTTTGGTGACGTTCCTTCTTTTGGTCCGAATCCTGTCGGAACTATCATTGATATTCCCAGACCTACTCAAATAGCAAACACTTTTCAACCTGGACCTGCGGGTCAAACCCAACTGCTTACTGCATTGATACCAAGTGGTAACTATATTTTACCCGCTGGAACTTGGATATATACTGGAGTTACTCAAGTTAGCGCTACAACACCAGCAACAGACGTCATTGAAGATACTCAATATAGAGTATTTTACGATGGTGTTATAATAGCCATTGGTGATAATGGATACAATAGTGGGGGTGTTGGTCTTTCATTATCAGCAAGTCCTCAAATCTCGGCTGTAATTGTTTCCGATGGAGTTTCTATTTTAAATGTGTCGCTGGAATGTGATACAGGCACTGCTGGAACTTGGGTATTCAGCGATGGAATTAACACCAGTATGTCTCAGCAATTGGTTCGTATTGCTTAAATTGTCGGCTTTTAGTAAAATATTAAAATCAATTTTGATATTTTATTTCTCGTAAATTGTCTGCAAGTCCTCAATAGGAATGTAGATATGGGGCTTCTCGTCGCCTCTCAAATTGGCTCGGCTGAAGTTACGCCTTTCGTATTTTGCAAACTTGTCTTTGTTATATTCAATATATGCAACCTTATCGGTGAAGTTGAATATGAATACAATTGGTTTATCACCAACGGCTTTGTCCTCGGTAATCATTGTTGTCGGATATTGCGCCATTTTGTTTGTTCGGCTCTTAACCTCGTAATTGTAATCGTCGCAATAGTAATCGTGTTTATCATATTGATTCGGATATGCCTTAAGGTCTCTCTCAAAAAATGCACTAACTTTTGGGAGGATTTCTGTTTCTTGTTGTTTCCCGAAGGAATAGGATTGCCTAAAATGAACCATTCTAATATATTCTATACAAAGAAGATATTTTCAGAAATAAATCTAATTAATCGCCGATTTTTTGCTAAATGTTTTTATATTACTATATTATAAATGGCGACTCCTAAGAAACAGCAATTGATAGAACACTATCAGCGAGAATTGGCTAAAATGATTTCCGACAGCGATTTTAAGCGATATTTTGGTGCAGGATTTGAACCAATGAAATACAGCGAATTGAACCATTACACCGATATTGACGATGTAATCCCAGAACCAAAAGGGTTTAGGATATTCCTCACCGAACAAAGGCCGAATGTCGGACACTGGACTGCACTGCTTAAATACGGCGACATTTGGGAGTGGTTTGATAGTTACGGAGTCAAACCAGACGGCGAGTTTAAGTATATACCAACATTTATCCGAAATGCACTCGGACAAGGCGGAAATCTATTAACCAAATTACTTAAGACCAATCACCCAAACAGCAAAATCTATTATAACAAGAAGAAGTTCCAAGAGAACAATGATGCTGTTGCTACTTGCGGGCGCTGGGTCATTGCACGCATTTTGTCTCACCAAATGGGCTACGAATTAGACGATTTTATCAACAAAGTTGATGAGAAGTGCGAAGAAACAGGAAAACCTCCTGATATATTAGTTTGCGATTGGATACAATAAAATCTCCAAGATATATAAATGCTAAATATCCAAAAGAAGACATTATCATTTACCTGTAGCAAGAAAATGACCTACTTGCGAACACCAACCGACATTTGGGCTGACCTTTCCAAAGAGTTTGCATTCACTATTGACGTTTGCGCCAGCGATGCGAATCATTTGCTACCTCGGTATTATACAGCAGAGAACTCAGCCCTTAACCACTCGTGGGAAGGTGAGATAGCCTATATTCACCCTCTCTTTGACGGCAAAATCGGCAAGTTCGTTGAGAAAGCCAGTGCAACACCAAACCTGACTGCTGTATTCTTATTACCTGCAAGCACTCATACGAAGTATTTCCACGACCACTTCTACAAGAAGCCAAATGTTGAAATCCGTTTCTTGAAGAAGGGGCTTAAAGGATTCCATTTCGGTCACGACGACGGAACAGCAGACGACCCAAATAAAATCGGATATATCAAACCACTAATGGTCGTTGTAATGAAGAACCCACCAAAAACTTAATTAAATAAATAATTTTGTATATTTAATTAACATTTAATTAATGACCTTACCAATTCGGTCTTATCCATTTTACTAAGACCTTTGATTCCATTCATTTTGCAAACCTCTTTGAGTTGGTCTATCTTGAGACCTTTATACGTATATTTTCCGTCTTTGGTTCGCTCGGGCTTCATATCAAAGACTTCAATACCATTCTTCTCCAATGGTCGCATTTTACCACACGACCAAAAGTAATGTCTATTAATTCCGTTTATTTTCTCAACGTCTTTTACCTTTTTAAACAAGCCGATTCGGTTACGTATATCAAACTCAAATGACCCAAAAACGCAATTAAACTCACCAATATATTGAATTGCGTTAAGTGTTTGTTTGCAAAAATTATACTTCCCATTAATCGGGACGCACCGATATGGGTCTTCTAAAACATATCCTCGGTAACATTTCCAATTGCGCTTAAATATTTTATTTGCATTTTGGATTGTATTATAATTGGTGTTGAGTTCATTCACGACGGCGTTAAATAATTGCTTGTATGCTTCCATTCTTGTTCTATATACTTATATAGTATATTGTCTTTATATTGTTTTAAACAATATATATTATATATACTATATATATATATATCAAAATGTGTTTAGACAAAAAATGTGGTCGGATAGATATTATTGAGATTTACGACAATATAAAAGCGGTTTTGCATTATTCCAAAGACAGCAACGAGCCTTTCTTTATCCAATACTGGGATAAGAGTCAGCCTTTCCCTGCAAAAGAGGTTTCGTTGGAGTTTGATATTAGAAAACCTACAAAAACGGGTCGTCGGACTCGTCGGCGCATTTAGCGGATTTTCTGTAAAAAATAATCTCGCTGTTTATTATAAGAATGGAAAACAACAAGTTATTTGAGAGCCTCAAATCCAAGAGTATCACTGAAAGCAGTTTAAAATTGTATTTTAACAATTTAAGACGTTTGAATGGTGGTGATTTCCCAAAGTCATTTACCTTTTTGAAAGACGTTGATGCAATTGTAGCCAAATTGGCTGATTACAAACCCAATACGAGACGCACTTATCTGATTAGTATCGTCTCGCTGTTGAAGACAGAACCCAAGCAAAAGAAATTATATGATAAGTATTACGCTTTGATGGACGGCTACAACAAGAGTCTTGCAACGAATAATGAGAAAAGCGAAACCCAAAAGGAGAACTGGCTGTCTCAGGAAGCCGTCAAGAAAGTGGAAGCCGATTTGACTGCAGAGGTAGCCCCGCTGTTGGAGCAAAAGAAATTAGGAACCGACGCTTACAACAAGTTGCTGTCGTGGGTAGTTTTGTCGCTTTATACAACCCAGCCTCCCAGACGCAATTTGGACTACCAAATGGCCGTCGTTTGCAACAAATATATGCCTGATTTAGACCCCCATTTTAACTATTTGGAACTACCTACAGGCACGTGGTATTTTGGAAATTATAAGACAAAAGGCACCTACAAGATTCAAGAGATAAAATGTTCCGACGAATGCCTTGCAGTAATCAAGAAATATTTGAAGTTCCACCCTTTGAAGGCTGAACTCAAGAAAAAGACAGGCGCTGTCCCACTCCTTGTAGATGCAACTGGCGCACCATTTGAAGCAGTCAATTCAATCACTCGTATTCTGAATAAGGTGTTCGGTCGCCGTATCGGGGTCTCGCTGTTACGTAACATTTATCTTACGGACAAGTATTCGGGCAAGGTTGCAGAGTTGAATGCTGACGCTACTCAAATGGGAACGTCGGCTTCCACTATCCAGAACCAGTATATCAAAATGGACGGGGCGCCTACTCAAGGCGGTGGTTTGGAATTGCAAATCACCGAGTTTTAAGCACTGCTACCTTTGGTTTAATATATAACAAACTATATTTTAATTGTTATATATCGTATTTATTTTGGTTCAACCCAAATGTTGTTTCCGTAACAATCTTTGCTTTGCACTTCTTGCTTGAACTCTGGGACGAAATCGTCGTCTAATTGGTAGATATACCTATAGTAAGCCTCGTCGGTATTATACAAATGCTTGAGTAACTCGGTCTTGGTCTCGGGAAACACGTATTTGTTGCAAGTGTTACCTTTTACCTTGAAGGTCTCCAAATATCGTTGCGATTGCTTGGCGAACTCTTGACTCGTGAAGTTACTTGATAAGAAATGGGCTTTTGCGTATTTCTGCGCTTCTTCGTATAGTGCAGTTGAAGCGAAGGTTCTTGCAACGAATGGCTTCGGGTCTTTGTATAACATTTGCACGTATGCGGGTCTGTTCTCAAACAACATTTCCTTCTTGTATTGGGTCTCAATCACTACGTCTTGTCCGATATTAAACTTGCCGTATTTCTTGATACTATCTTCCGATTGCGAATAGTTTTTGAAGAACCCAAATAGTTGCTTGATTTGCATTGGGTCTTTGATTTCTGCATACGATTTTGCAGAATATTCGGTTTGCTTCTTTTCGCAACAATGCACCATCAACAATCGTCTGCACCCTTCCTCAACCTTGAAGCAATTCTCGTTATTCGTAGTAAAAAGCCAATTCGTGAAGTCATCAACCAAGCAAGCGTCAATGTTTTTCTTCTCAAGATTCTGCTCGGGTCTGGTAATGACTTGCTTCAATCGGTCTGCAACCTTCTTTGCGTTTGCCGAAATCTCGTCGCCGTAGATAAATAACTTGTTACAAAGGTGTGCGTTGAAGTTACGGGTTATATCGTCAATGGACTCAACCACTCCGCAATTGTTACGGCCAAGGATTGCAACGACACCATCAACAAACGAGTTCTTACCAGTTCCGTGGGTTCTGGAATACAAAATCGGTGCGACTTTGGTCTTGAACTCGGGTCTTTGGATAATAGACGCAATCCAACACTTCATATACTCAAACACCTTGTCGTCGTTGAATAAATACTTCATTAATGCAATGAACGCAGATTGGTCTTCTGCTAACGGCTTGCATTCTGGTTCGTGGTTCGGAAACCCACCGAATGCATTATAGACTGGAACGGCTCGGTCATCGTCGGTTTCGGGTTCCCAACTCGGGTCAAAAACCAGTTTGGAATGCTTACGTTTATCTTGGTCTTCCAACCAAAGTTCGTGGAACTTCATTTTCTGAACGCCAAGACCGCCTTGGATATTGAAAATAGGTGACCCTTTTTCGTCCCGTAACCTTTCCTTGAAGTCGGTTGGGTCACGGAATATAAGGCTTGCACCTTTGCGTTTATCTTCTTCAATCTCAATGTAACGGACGGGATTATTAAGTTTAAAATGCAACTTCTCAAATTGTTCTCGGTAATCCAAATATTCGTCGCTTTGTCTGACCTCATCTTGGGTCAAACTACCACTTGATAAACGGGCATTAATGTGTTCTTTTAGAAGTGCATTTTGAGGGTCAATTTCGTTCAACCATTTGTAAAATGTTCCGATTTTAACTGGTTCCTTTACCTTTGGTTTTGCACCATACCAAACTCGGTTGAACTCGGATTCTGAATAATTTTCGCCACCGCAATGGTCTTCTAACAAATCCTTGACTTTCTTTCTTGCAGTTTCTTCAAGTGACGTTCCGCAACTTTCGTTGAAAAATCCGAATATCATTCGCAAACGGGTATCGTAATGGAAATAATCAGATTCAATACGAATGATTTCCAATACAATCTTCTCCATCATATCAATAGTATTTTTGACCTTTTCGTCGTCGGTTGAAGAAGCCGTTTCGTCGTCGGTTTCGCCTTCAGATTTCTTGGCTTTCTTTGTCTTGACTGGCTTCTCGGGCTTCGGTAAAAGTTTCTTTGCATTCACGTTTTCTGGGTTGAAAGTCTTCGTCAAATCCGACCACTTAATCGTAGTCAAATCGCCGTTGTAATTATACAAATCTGCATCTAATTTTTCCCAAGCGTGGTTCAAAAGTAAATCACCTTCAAACCCAGTGAAAACGTTGATATATTGACCGATTTTGACGTCTGCGGGCATTCCTTCCAAATAGAAGATAAAATGAGGTAACGATTTGCTTCTGGATAAGAAGAAACTGGCGTCTTCCAGAATCTCTGGGATTTTACCACTATCTATCAACTCTTCCAATGAAACGTCACCTGATTTTGCAAGGCCGTCAATATCAACAATCGCCATTTGTTTGTTACCAAAACAAGGTCTCAATTCGTAATATTCTGCGTCTGCATCTGTAATGGTGGGTTTCCACTCGGCCATTTTGCCGTCTTTGTCTGGAAGCATTACGCAACCATTCTCGTAATATTCTTCAAAGTTTGCAAGGGTCAAACTGGATTTGGAACCCGCTTTACAACGCTCACCTTTTTTGTTGAAGTAATCCTTTACAAACAAGGCGGGAACGTATTCGGTTCCTTCTGGTGAAACCTTCTTGAAGTGTTTTGTAATAAACCGCTTGATTGGTCTGCTCGGTAGTTCGTTTGCCTTGATATACTCAAGCGCAAGTTGTCGTCGTTGGGTTGCAAGTTCGTCTGAAAGGGCGGGCATCTATCTTATACACTATATAGAGACTATTCTTTAAGTCCTTTTCGGCTAAATTATATTTATATTTATATAAGTATATCCACACTTTTTGCTAAATAAAAGTGGATAGAGTGGAACCATTTTTCTAAGTCAAGGGAGTTTGAAGAAAGAGTAACGCTTGTTGCAGTAGTTTCCCTAAAGGTTGAAAAATGGTTCCACTCTATCCACTTTCTCTATATATTGCTAAATGTTTCTAAGTCTATTTTATAAAAAAGGTTACATTTTTATAAAACATTTTGCTGTCTAAGCGGTGGCCGTTGCTGTCTGCTTGGCCTGCTTTCTCGCCTCACGTTCTGCAACCAACTTCGGCTTACGGACGCTGATATAGTATTCCTTCTTTTGCTGTAGGATTTCCTTATACCTATCAGGCTGTTCTTCTCTCAACTTCTCGTTGTATTTCTTGCACTTCTCTCTGCATTTCTCGGGGTGCTTCTTCTGGTAAGTGCTGACTCTCTTCAAATGGTTAGCGTAGAAACGCTCAGCAGGGGTCATTTGAATATTAATAGTTTCGGTGGGCTGTTCGGTCGCTGTCTCGGGGTTCATTATCTGTATATACACTATATAGAGACTATTCTTTATATCGTTTTAGTTATATATAAATATATTGCTGTATATTGCTAAAATATATTCTGGTTTGATTTGCTGTATATATTTGCAAAAAAAATGATTTGCAAATATATTTAACTGCTTAATTATCGTCTTCGTAATCTTCGTATTCGTCGTTGTCTGACTCGGGTTCCGACTCGCTTACGTCGTAACACCCCGAGAAGTCGTCGTCGTTGTGATATAACTTGGCGTAACATTGGTAACAATGGTTGTCGTAACCTTCTGTTTGCATTTCAGACCAAGTTCGGTTCCAACCACATCTGCAACACGGGTCACCCATACCTGCAGTGGCTAAGAACTTTTGCGGGTTCATCGCCAACCATTTATACGAGTTATACGGCATTGCGTAGTTGCACTTCTTGAATACACCATTCCACCATTCGTTGAAGTCGTCGGGGCATTCTAAATGCATTTCGGTTCTGCATTCGGCATACGTCTCTTTGCAATCAATGAGTTGGTTAAACGCATTTGCACTTGGGGTCTTACCAATGTAAGAACAAATCATATTCTGGAGTTCAATCGGGAGGTTCTGCATCTCTTTACTTATACATTATATATAGACAATTCTTTAAGTCCTTTTTCCTAAATATATATTATATATATTATAAAAGTATATAGACAGCGAATATATAATAAAAAATAAGTATTTTACTACAGGTTGAACTTGTTAAGTTAAATAATTTAATTTAACAAATGGCCGTAGTTAAGTTGTTATTACCACCCATTCTTACTTTGTCCGTCGTTCTCAGTCATATTTCGCACCTCTTCACGTGCAACTATTCGTTTGTCTTCAGACCATTCTAACATATCAAATATGAACTCGTGACGTTGCAATGTCTCGTCACCGAACCACTGGTAGAACTCTTCACCGAAACAACCCGCAAATGTTCCATTGGTAATATGGTCTTGGAATCGCAACACTTGTTGGTGCAAGGGCTTACCCGAATTAACCATATTCTTATACTTGTTGAACTCGGCCAATTCCTTGGCGTCGGCTTTGGCTTGGTCCTTTGCACGCTTCTCAAGCATCGCAACTATTTTCTTCTGCTCGGCAATCTGGTCTTTGATAGTGGGTGTTTGATTAGGCATCTTTCTCTTATACTATACTATATAGTGTTGTCTTTAAGTCCTTTTTTCGTCAATATATTATATAAGTATATATACAACAATTTTCAATTCAATTTTTTTTTCACTTAATTATATATACAGCAAACAATATAAAGATTTCCTTGCTGTATATATATAGAGAATGAACGTTGATAGACAAGTATTCACCAACAGCGCCGATATTATTTTGGAGACCACCAACGGCAACAGCAATCACATCTGGATAAATACAGCAAGACGCACCATTTACACTGGTATGGACGCAGGAGACAGCAAGTTGCTGTATCGTTACTACGAAGATTTTGACCGATTTATCAGTTGGATTGTATTCTATACCCAACTATACGACAGCGACAAAGAAACCCCTTTATATCGCTGTATCAAGGGTAACCAATTGCTGTTTGAAGGTATAATGCACCCCTCACGAATGGAGGCTTGCGATATTTACGATAGAGTCCGTAGTATTGACGAAGACGTTGCAGAACAAATGCTGTCTCACTAAAAATCGTTTTCCAACAGACAGCATCAATTTTTGTCTTTAAATCGTTTTCATATATTATATAAAGGTCCTGTCTCTTGCAAAACACCAAGTATATTTGGATAAGTATAAAAACATTTAGCCGAAAGTATATAAAGAAATGTCTCTTTATAGTATATATTAGTAAGTATGACGACACCTACCCAACCCCAATATTGCCTTATTATTCAAAACTGCTTCTTTGACGCCCAGTATAATACGTTACACTTCCCAAAATCTGGTAACAAAATGCGACTTGGTCTTGTATATTTTAGAGACAAGGTCAAACACGGCCAACAATATGCCTCTGGTGAAGGGCGGTCACCTTGGGGCAAAAACTGCCCTACACGTGAGTATAGACGTGCAGACGGCCACGCTTGGACGGAGACACCAGAAGGTCACGTGATTGACTGGTATATCAACTGGAAACTACGTGTCCCAGCCGAGGATAAATGCATTTGGTCTAAGGAGGAACTTGCCGAATTGGGAATCCGTTACGAATATTACGACAACGAGGAAGGGATACTAAAGAAAACCTTACGTAGTCTCGGTGGTAAATGCGATAAAAAGAAGAACCCAAACGAGGAATGCGGTTGCGAATGGTCTAAACGCATTTGGACTGGTAGC